GGGCGCAGCGGAGCCGCAGCGAACGGCCGAGGCGACGACGGGCCTTGTCGCTCCTGAAATTGAAACGGCGTCGCTTGACGCACTCCCGCCGGAAGACGTCGCGAGCCTTGGGGGCCTCGAAGGCTTGTCGATGTTTGCCGCGCGCGGCGGACGCATCGGCTACGAGGGCGGCGGCGGAACCGAAGTACCCGACGAAATGGATGCGACCCCCGGCGGCGGTGAGGACACCATCCTCGGCGGGATCGCGAAGCCGGTTGCGCCGGCTAAACTTGACGCGCCGAAGCCCGACACGAGCAGCGGCGATAAGGGCGGCGGCCAGAAAAAGGACGGCACCGGCAAGGCCATCGGCTCGCTGGCCGGCGCCGGCATCGGCGCGATGTTCGGGCCGGCGGGCATGGGCATGGGCAGCACCCTCGGCGGCATGCTGGGCGGCATGTTTGCGGGAGGCGGCCGCATCGGCTACGCCGAAGGCGGCGGGCAGACGTTTGTCGACCGGCTCATGCCGGCGGCGTTGAAGGCTTCCGAGAAGACGGGGGTTCACCCCCACTTGATCTTAGCGCAGGCGGCGCTTGAGTCAGGGTGGGGTAAGCACGCCCCCGGCAACAACTACTTCGGCATCAAGGGACCCGGACAGGTTCTGGATACCAAGGAACAGGGTGCAACGGGCCTCTACAATACCCGCGACAGTTTCCGTAAGTACGAGTCCCCCGAGCATAGCGTTGACGACTACGCCAACTTCATCATGTCCAATTCACGCTATCGCCCCGTTCGCGAGGCGCGGACGCTTGATGAGCAGATCGAAGCCATGGGGCGCAGCGGCTACGCGACGGATCGGGACTACACCGCCAAACTTCGCGGCATCGCAAACAGTCTGGGCGGAAACGCAACGCCGTTCACGCCGAGTGAGCGCGGGCGCACCTCGGCTGAGGCGCACATGCGCCCCGAGGCGCCGCGCAGCGCGGGCCTCGCGCCCCCGCTTCACGATGTTGAAGATATGCACGAGGGTCTTGAGCCCGTCGACACGGGCGACGACTTTGAAATGCCCGACGACTTTGAGATGCCCAAGCGGTTCGCGACGGGCGGCCTCGTGCCCCGCCGTGGGTATCAAGAGGGCGGACCCCCTTCTACGGACGACGATTTGGAGCGTGTGGGGCCGCGGCCGCCGCCGGCTGCTAGGTCATTTACCGACACTATTGTTGACCTTATCAGAGGTAACCCCGAAACTGTCAGAAGCGCCGCGAACGTTGTGGCGCCCCCGAGGTCCGAGGCCCGACCCCTGACTATCGAGGCGGCACCGGAACCTCCCCCGATAACGAGCGCGGCGTTCACCCAGACGCAGCCGACGGCCGTCAAGGCCCCCGGCCTCGCGCCGGTGGCGGCTACGGAAGCCGTTAAGCCTCCCGCAGGCCTGCTGTCGTCTACACCCTCGTCTGTTGTGGATAATCAGGTTGATAAAAACCGTACCCCGGCGCCTGAGTCGGATCGTGTTCTGACACCTGAGTCGAACCCGGACCTGTTTGACCGCGCCGGTCAGTTCATCAACCGCAACCAAGATTGGATGCTCGCCGGTCTAAGCGGCATAGGGGGTATGCTGGCCTCGCGGTCGCCGTTCCTCGGCAACGCTATCGGCGAGGGCCTCGTCGCGGGCGCTTCCGCCTATCCCAAGCAGCAGAGCCTCGCCATCCAGCAGCAGACCGCCGACACCTCCTCACTGGCGCAGCTTCTTCGCGCTCAAGATTACATGCAGCGCATGGCCGACGTTGAACGCGGGAACAACAACGGGCAAGTCTCGGCGGCGACTGCGAGCAATCTCGCGGCCGTCCAGAAGCAGATCATGGCGTTTATGAACATGGGCTCGCCGCGTATCGCGGGGCGCAGAACACAGGAAGAGCCGCAGGGAGCCACCCCCGGCGACCAGACGCGCGTCGGCACGCCAGTGTCCGGCGGAAGCGCGCCCCCGACGGGTACCGGCGCCGCGCCGGCCTTCCCCAACACACCGCGCACGCCGATCACTGCCGACTACACGACCACCGAGAGCGGCGTCCCGGTCGACAAGATGAACAACCCGGCGCACCTGCGGTCTATCGCGGAGAAGATGTCGACGCCCGAGGAACGCAACCGTTTCATCGAAATGGCGAGGGTCATCGAAAACACCGGCGAAGTCACCGACATCACCGGCAACAGGGGCATCGCCAAGGGGTGGCCCGAAATGCAGCGCCAGAAGCAGGCGGTCGTCAGCAATCAAGAATGGCAGCGAAAAGAGGCCGATGCGTCGAACGAGCGCCAGACGATTATTCGCTCTTACGGATTGCTCGAAAAGGCGCTGCAGCAGGTCGACACCAATCCCGCTGCGGGGATCACGACGCAAATCAAGGAAAGCGCACGTGCTCTTGGGTTCGTGGTGCCCGACGGCATGTCGTCGGCGGCTGCCGTGCAGGAGATCACCAAGCAGGTGGCGGTGCGCGCCGCGCAGGCCGGGTCCGACCGCGCGCGGGGGATGCTGCAAGACGGCAGCATCGAGGCGATCAAGAACCCGGAGGCCAACAAGCAGATCTTGGCGCAGCTCTACGCGGACATCGACGCTGCCGAGAGTCGCTACAAGTACATCGACGATAAGATCAATACCACTCCGACGGGCAACTTTTCGACATGGCAGCAGGAATGGAATAGGGCCAACCCGCCGAACAAGTTCCAAGACGAAGCCTACAACCGTCTCGGCGTGATCGGTGCGACACCGCTTGACGACGCGGGCGTCCCTGACCCGACGCGCATGAAGGTCGGCGCATTCTATGTCCTGAAGCCTGACGAGTACTGGCGCACAATGAAGGGCACCGTGCCCCGCGACAGCATTCGCGGCAACGTGCGCGTGAAGGTCGTCGAACAGAACGGCCAGAAGGGCTTTATAGTCCAATGAGCGGCGACAACCTTCCGAAGCCCGGCACCTTCATCCCTCTGGGCGACGGGCGCGCAAGCGGCATGCCCGCCCCCGGCACGTTCATCCCTTTCGACAGGAAGCCGCCGCCTGAAGCGGCGCCCCCCGAAGACCCCGGCTTCCTGTCGAACAGTCCCGACGACAGCTGGCTGTCGTCGGCCGCGAAGGGCACCGGCACCGTACTCGGCAAAGCCGTAGCGGCAGTGCCCGGCCTGCCGGGCGACATCGCGGGGCTCCTCGACTACGCCACGACCGGCGTGCAGAGCTACATTCAGGACAAGCCGCACGCGGAACTGATGAAGCAGCGCGCCGAGGATATCGCGAAGAAGAAAGCCGAAGGCCAGTGGCAGTTCCCGACGTCGGAGGAGCTGTACCGTAAAGGCGCCAACGCGGTCGGGGCCGGCGAGTACAAGGCCACTTCGGTACCCGGCAAGTACATGATGATCGGCGGCGAAGGCGCCGCGAGCATGCTGATGCCCTTCGGCGTGGCGGGTAAGGGCGTCAAGGCGGCCCGCGAAGCGTTAACAGCAGGCAAGGGCGCGGGCGCGGCGACGCGGGCAGGCATCGGCGCGACGCTGCCGGGGGTGGGTGTGGGCGCCGGGGTGACTGCCGGGGCGCACGCGGTCGGAGAGATGACCGAAAGCCCCGGCGCGGCGCTGGCGTTCGGCCTCGGTGCGCCTCTGGCAGGCGGCGTCGTCAAGGGCGGCTACAACGCCCTGCGCAACCCGGTGCGGGGCGCGCGCGAGCGGTTCATCGACAGCATCAGCGGCGTCGTCGACCCGGCCAACCCGAACGCCCCCGGCGACAAGCGCCCGGTGATCGCGAGCATTCTTGCCGGCGGCGAAGACGTTGCGCAGACGGGAGCCCCGCGCACGACGGCGCAGGCGTACCCCGACAACGGGCTGTCGTCCGAGCAGATCCGGCTACTGCAGACATCGCAGGCGACGGACGCCGCCAAGATGCGGATGATGAACGTACAGGAGCGCCAGCGGCGGGCCAATCAGGGCCAGCTCGAAACGCTCGCACCGGACACCGCCGAACCGTTGGCGCTGCCGCGCGCGGCGCAGGTCGCCCAGCAACAGCTCGATGATGACGTGCGGCGCCTGACGGCGGCCCTCGACACCGAACGTGACCCCGTGCGCGCAGGTGAGTTGCAGCAGCAGATTGCAAAGGCCGAGAGCCGGGCGCTCGACGGGCGTGTGAGCGCGCTTTACAACAGCGTCGACCGTGACGGTGTCGCGCAGGTGCCGATGGACAACACCAAGCAGCTCGCGGAACAGCTGCTGGACAGCCACAAGCCGCTGTACGGTGAGATGGACAAGGGCCTGAAGGGTTGGCTGGAGCGTATTGCCGGCCGCGGTAAAGACGCCGATGGCAATCCCAATCCGGGGCTCGGTGAGCGCCTGTCGTATCAGGACGCTGTCGAACTCGACAAGGCAATCGAGAATATGCGCCGGGAAGCGGCGGTTAGCGGCTCGGGTACGGCTAGGCAATACGGCCAGCTCAAGAGCGCGATCATGGACGACCTGCCCAACGTACAGCTCCCGCCGACGGCGGCATCCGCGGGGCAAACGCCTGCCGAGACTTTGCGCGCGGCCAAGGATCTCTACATTGAGAGCAAAAGACGTTTTGAAAACGCTTACGTCGAAGGCGGGCTCAAGACGACAAAGCCTTACGGCGATTTCATCATGCAGCCCGAGAAAGTCGCCAAGCAGGTGTTTCAGCCGGGCGACGGCGGCGGCCGCGCAGTTACCGCGTGGCTGGAGGCAGCAGGCCCGCAAGGCGTTCAGCAGGCGCAGGACATCGCGCTCGCTCGGCTGCACGAGATGCGCCGCGGTCCCGGCGGCGTCATACAGCCGATCTCGCAAGACATGTTGGACCGCTGGCGCAATCAGTACCGCAGCGCGCTCGGGGCTATCGACACCGCCGCTCCGGGCTTCTCGACGCAGTTCGACAACGCCGCCGCGGCGCAGAGCCGCCTGAACGCCTTCACCGAGAGCCGCGCGGCACAGTTCCTCGGCGTGCAGGACCGCGACCAGATGTACGGTATGGTCGGCCGCATCCTCGACCGCCCCGACGGCGCGGCGCAGCTCCGCGAGGTGCTGTCGCAATTCCCGCCGACCGAGCGGCAGGTAATCATGGAGGGCATCCAGCGCGCGGGCTCCCAGTACATCGTCCGGCAGTTCATCTCGCCGAAGAGCGGCGACATTCTGGGCGCGCAGTTCGCGAAGTATGTCACCCGGCACGAGGGGGCGTTGCGCGAGCTGTTCGGGCCCAACTACCAGCGTCTGGAGAACATCGCCAACGAGCTGGCGCGCCACGAGAACGTGCAGAAGGCGGGCATGACGCACGGCTCGTCAACCGGCTTCAACACCCGCGATGAGCTGAAACAGAAAGCTTCGCAAGATGTCAGCGTCCCCGAGGCAGTGATGTCGACCGGCATCATGCAGCCGGTACTGGGCACGATACCCGCCACGGCCGTCACCGGCGCAATGGGGCTTCGCAACCTCTGGCACCGGCTTGAGAAAGGCCGCCAGAGTACGATCAACGACATCATCACCGACGCCGTCTTCGACCCGGCGGCGGCGCGGCGCCTCCTTCAGGGGAGCTACAAACTTGCGGGGACCCCCGGGCCTGCCATCGCCCCCCGCGCCGCCATTCGAGGCGCGCAAGAGGGCATGAGCGAGATCGAGGAGCGAGAGAACCTGCGCCGGCGCGAAGGCCGCAAGGCCGGCGGCCGGATTGGCGGGGTCAACCACGGCAGCATCGCGATGTCGCTGATCCGCGCCGCGGAGAAGGCCAAGAAGGGCCACAACACGACGACGGAACCCCTCCTAGAGCAGCCTGATGAGGCCATCACCAAGGCGCTCGCAATCGCAGATAGGGCCCTCCAATGACCACTGCCAACAAGGGGCTCGACCAGCCCGCCTACAACTCCAACGCCAACACGTGGGGCACCGGGCCCCTCAACACCAACTTCGGCCTCCTCGACTCCGCCCTCGGCGCCAGCACGCTGCTGAACTCCACAGGCTTGGGCGGCACGACGGTCGTCCTCTCGGCGGCGCAGTGCGTCCCCCTCTCGCTCGTAGTCTCGGGCACCCCCGGCGGCATCGTCACCTACTCGGTCCCCTCCAGCATCGGGGGACAGTGGGTCGTCCGCAACGGCACGACGGGCGGGTACGGCGTGCGCGTGCAGTCGGCCGCGGGCGGCACCTACGTCACGATCAACGCCGGCGACAACGTCCAGATCTCCTGCGACGGCTCGGCCTCGGGCATGATCCGCAACGACACGACGGCGGCCGCGGGCGGCTCGACTACGCAGGTCCAGTACAACAACGCGGGCGTGCTGGCGGGCAGCGCCAACATGACGTTCAACGGGACGGTGTTCACGGCGCACACGCTGGACGCGTCGACGGGCGGCGTGATCTTTCCCGACAACACGACGCAGACGACGGCGGCGGTCCCCGCCGGATCCGACACGCAGGTCCAGTTCAACGACGGCGGCGTGTTCGCCGGCGACGCCGGTCTGGTGTTCAACAAGACGACGAACGCCCTCACGACCACCGGGCTGCTGACGGCCGCCGGTGCCACACTCAGCAGCACGCTCACCATGACAGGCGCGGCGGTCAACGGTGCCGTGCGGGTCGACGTGGCCTCGGCCACGACCTGTGCCATCGGCGCGGCGGCCTCCAACTACGTCCGCATCACGGGCACGACGACAATCACCGGCATGGGCACGGTCGCCTCGGGCATCTATCGAGACGTCGTCTTCGATGGTGCCTTGACGCTCACGTACAACGCGACGTCTCTCATCCTGCCGACGGCGGCGAATATCGTCACGGTGGCGGGCGACACGGCGGGGTTCATCTCCGAGGGTTCCGGCAACTGGCGCTGCCTCTGGTACACCCGCGCGAGCGGCGCGCCCGTCCTGCAGAACCCTGCCTACATCACGATGAAAGCCATCGCGGCATTCCCGTTTAGCTTCTCCTACACCCCTCGCCAGTCCACTTCTATCCTGACCGTTGAAGTCGACATTCCGTCTATCGCAGGACAGAACACCAGCAGTTCTTTAACGGCGACTGTTGGCGCGTCAACGCTCAACACGGCGTCCATTACGTTCACGAACATAGCCACTCACGGAAGCCCGTTTCGTGTCATTGGCGCGTATCAGAATGTATCGACTGCGGCGCTCACTATCGGCTCTGGCCTGACGGGCGGCGGCGCTTTGGGCGCGGGGACAGTGTACATGCGCGTCACCGAGTCTGACGGCGCGATTTCCTAGCGCAGGAAAACATCGTCGAGATATGCGTAGAGGGGAATGCACTCGTGCCGAACAACCCAGATACCCTTAGCGGGGACCCCTTGAAGGCGACTGTCGAGATGTTCAACACCCCGGCATTTCAAGCCCTCTTCCGCGTAACCGCGACGATCCTGCTGCTGTTCATCAGCGTCGTGACGTACATCGCCGTCCAGACGCTGGGGAACATCAAAGACCTGACCATGTCGATCAACACCCTCAACCTCAGGATCACAGAGGTCATCGGGGAGGGGCGCGTGACGTCCACCACTATCCTCAATCACGACAGGCGGATCACGGGCCTAGAGCAGTGGCGCGTCACCCTGCCGCCGGTCAGGCGGGAGGCACCCTGACGTAGAGGAGGCTGCGCCATAGCGTTACGCTGGGCATGTGATTGTGCGCCGCCAGCGGTTCGACTTTCCCGTTCTTTTCAATCCACCCGAGATGCTCCATGGCGCGGGGGCCGCTGACCCACACATTGGGATGCAGACGGGCGGGGCGCACCAGCCCCTTGTCACGACAGTATTCACGAAACACGTCGCCACGAACATACGGGCACTCCGTAAGTAACTGTTCGCAGAGTTCCAGATACCTCTCCACGAACTCAGGGCCGACGGCCATGGCTTTACCCCACAGCCTGTCGGCGGCGATCATGGCGTTTTCCATTCTCGTGCTTCTCATGAGGGGCTCCTGACGTGCCACTTGGAGGGGTTGCGGATGTACTGCCGCGTCCAGCCCTTGTACTTGTACTCGTCGATACGGCCCGTCTTTGAGACGGGCATGGAGACGATGAGGCCGTCGGGCATGTGGAAACGGGCGATGAGGTGGGTCTGGCCCTGCTGCCACTCGACCCTGAGTGCGCCCTCGCGTTGAGCCGCCTGCTCAATCGTGCGTCGTGTCTTTGTGTTCATCGGCTGTTATCCTATACCATAAATCACAAGCGAGGAGCCTGACACGCTCGTGCGGGCTGTGCAAGAGCCGCGTGATCAGGAGTGTGGCGTTGGCAGTCCAGCAGCGGTTCCGCTGGACGTGCCGGCACAGCGCCCAGTAGAGGGCGCTGTGCTGTTCCAGTTCGGTCATCAGGCGCCCGCGGGGACCACAGGGGCCTCGTTGCTGCGATGCACCAGCACGAGGAGCTTGCGGTTTGCGCGGTGGGCGTTCCACGCCTTCGCGAAGACGTTGAAACGCTCGTCGTTGCGAGCCTGCCGCTTGGAGGCGGCCCTGTTCAGGAGCCACTCACGAAGCGTGTGCCGGGGGTCGCCCTTCGCGATACCGCTGCCATCGGCGACGGACTGTTGAAACGCGGCCCACTCTACGGGGTACCGGCGGGAGGCGATGTACGCCACGACGGGCCACGCAGAGCCGGCGCGAAGCTTCCAGCGCACCGACGAGGCGGTGTACTGCGCGACGAACTCCTCCAGCTTCGGGTGCTCCTTATAGATGTCGAGCAGCTGCGCGGTGGAGTAGGTGGCGTTGAAGTCCAGCGTCTGTCCAGTCTCGAACCAGTACAGCACCTTGGCAGCCGCACCGGCGGCAGAGGACTGCTTGCTGCCGATGCGCTGCATCATGTCGCCCATCGTGCGGCGGGCGCCGATATCAATCGTCAGGTAGGCGTCGGGGTGCAGGTTTCGCACGATCAGGAACTCCACCGGGTGTCCCGTGGCGATGACTGCGTGCAGTCGATGCTGGCCGTCGAGCAGCTTGCCGTTCCAATCGAACTTGAGAGAGTCCCCGTTGAAGATCCAGTGAGCTTCGCCCATGTCGGCGATGTACTTCCGCACGACCACGGGCTTCAGCTTACGGTTGGTCTTGTTGATCTCAGGGTCCAGCCAGCGACGCGCCATCTCGGGCGTCACATATTCAGTCGCTACTACGTGCGTCATTTTCATTCTCCTCTTTCAGGTATTTCCACTTCACTCTGTTACGGATACGCCAGACATGCGCCTGCGATATTCCGTAGTCGTAGGCGACCAGCTTGTCCTTTCGGACATCGCGCCGGATCGCATACACCTCCTCCTCGGTCAGCTTCGCCGCCGGGTTCTCCTCACCACTCCTCATCGACATCGGTCGCAAACTCCCCGGCAAACGAGAGGTAGTTGATCGCGTCGACATAGCTGTCGACGTGGTCGGGCGACTGCGCGATCCGCGAGAGCTTGACGGCGAGCAGGACCATGGCGACGTCGAACGCCCCGAGGGGTGCCTTCGTCAATTCACTGGCGATGCGCGCGATGCGCTCGTGGTTCTCACGCACCGAGCCGTAGACGGCCCCCCGCGGCGCCAAGAGCTTCAGCGCCTCGGAAGTGATCTCAAGATGCTTCATGACTACCCCTCGTAATATTCGGCGATCTTGCCGATGTGCGCGGTGTTGATGATCATGTTCCCCCGGCTCGACCACGTGCGGGTGTTGTTGTCGCCCCGGTCGTAGATGAGATGGGTGCCGTACAAGTACCCCTGCTTAAAGAAGAACGGCAGGTCGGCCAGCTGGTCCACCGAGGGCATCTCCAGAATGAGCTGGTGCGTCCCGTCGTTCTTGCCCGAGGGCATGTTCATGTGGATCAGGAGTTTCATGACGATCCCTCGGGAGGGGCGTAGGAGGAAAACCCCGCCCGGAACTCAACCTGTTTTATCGGCACTTTCCATCCTTTCCGTTCGTTATTGCTGGCACGTTCGCCGAACATCTTCGTCAGCACGCTGCCGATGGCCCTCAACGTCGGGTAGTTGTCCGGCAGCTGGTAGTAGCGCGAGATGTCGCTCGCGGTCGCGAAGGTCCAATCCTTCTCCGGTATGTGTTTCCTGCGCGCGTACATTTCCTGCAGGCGCCCCTCGGCGGGGCTCTCGACGCGGTGTTTCTCGGCGATGACGGCGTGGAGCTTCGCCTCGTCGGGGGTCAGGTTCCACGGCTCGCCCTGATTGAACAGGTGCAGCATCTGCGCCCAGTACTGCTGCATGTCGACACCGTGGAAGGCGTTGCACTTCACCACATCAAGGGGCCAGAAACGGCGCGCCCCGGTGGGGTCGTTGAGATACACGCCGTCGTTGACGGTGCCCCAGAACGTGGTGCCGCGGGGGCGCGTAGTGATCGTGCGGTCGTAGGGAAGCCGCATCTTGTCGACGGGGCGCGAAAGGAAACTCTTGAGGTGCCCCGCCTCGACGCGGCCGATGACCGTCTCCAGTTCCGACAGCTCGACGAGGGGGGAACTCGTGAGCCTGCGCTCGTCGTCCTTGCTGCTGGCGTGGCCGAGGTTCGCGCTCTGCTCCAAGAGCCTCCACTGCGACGGCAGCAGCGACCCGATGAACGTCGACTTGCCGCAACCCTGCGGGCCGCTGAGAGTGGGTACGTGAGGGACACTGATGGGCGTCTCGCGCATCCAGTTCGTCCAAGCCAGAATCGACTGCATGGACGAGCGCAGGAGAACGATGTCGCGCCACTTCTCGTTCGGCGCCTCCAGCGCGGCGGCCAGCGCGGGGAAGCGGTCGACGCCGTCCCACGGTTTTTCCTTGTCGGTGATCCAGTCGTACACCGGGTGGTACCCGTTGTTGGCGGCCAGCGTGTGCAGCAGCTCGTCGAGCGTGGCGCGCAACGAAATGCCGACGCGGTTCGCCAACGATATCAGCAGTTCACGGGTCATCAGGGCTCGCTCCATGGGGTTCTTAAACACGTTGAAAGTCTCGTCGGCGTGGGTCAGCTCGACCTCGCCGGTCATGTGATTTTTTAGCGCGGAGAACCCGCATTCCGCGACGACATACTGCACGTTCTCGACGGTGGCCTTCTGCACGTCCTTCGGCGTCTTCGTCTTCGACGTTTTTTCGAGCGTCGGCAGCATCTCCACCGCCAGCCGCGAGGCGTACTGCAGCACGAGCCCAGTAAGGATGTCCCCCGCAGGTGTGCCGTCCGGCGGGGGCTGCAAAGGGCCCGGCGGCGCGAAGGCACCCCTCGGTATCGTCGCCAGCTTCTGGCCGATGACGGTGACCTGCGTGATCGCCTCAGCCTCGAAGTCGGGCGCGCCGTTCGCCGAGCACCAGAGCAGGAACTCCCGCTGCGTCCGGTGCTGGCAGGATCCGTGGAAGCAGTGATACGAGCCCGTCGTGCCGTTCCCGATCTGCCACTTCGCGTCGCGCCGGCCGTCGCTATGCTCGTCGGCCCACGGGCACTCGATGAACAGCCAGCCGTCGGAGTTGGGCTCCGAGAGGGCCATGCCCTTCTCGGTGATCCACTTCAGGATGACGTCGCCGCCCGTGTCGCCGTTCCACGCGCGCTTGGTCGAGCGCAGGCTGGTCGGCTCGCGCGGCGTCAGGCCGAACTCTTCGCACAAGTCCTTGAACGTCCACGCGGGCTGGTCCCAATTCTCGGCAACGACGCGGGCGACGAAGGGCGGGTCGCTCTTGTAGTTCAGAGAACCCGGCAGGCGCACGAGGCGATGGACGTCGCGGGCGCCGGGGTCCGAGTAGCCGGCCTCGATCATGGCCTCGATCAGTACCTGCGCCTCCTCCAGCGTGCCGTCGAAGAGCAGGCCGTACTGGAAGTTGCCCGCCGACGTCTCCATGACGTAGTGCGGCTCGGCCTTGCCCTTGAACTTCTCCGCGTCGATCTTCGTCCCGATGTCGTCGAGGACGATGGCGTGGCACCGGGCCATGTTCGGCATCAGCCGACGCAGAGGTTCGCCCTCGGGGGGCTTCTTCAGGGTGGAGATGCAGTAGTAGCTGGCGGCGTCGGGGCGCAGCTTCGTGCGGCCCTGCCTGTAGGGTGTAACCTGCCAACCCCGGCCATCTTTGCCGCGTTGAACGATGCCGATGATTTCGTCGTCGGGCACGTCACCGAAGACGTGGCCCATGAATATATTCAATTCCATATCAACCTCTACTTGTCGTAGCTGTATCCGTACTCCGGTTCGGCGGCAAGGGGTAAGTCCGGCCACGGGTTCGTCAGCATCGCCTCCTGCAACGCTGCCTTGGCCTCCTCGATTTCATCCTCCCCGACTTCGACGAGAACCTCGTCGTGCGTGTGCATGACGACGGGCCACCCGGCGTCGTCGAGGTGGCGCACGGCGGTGCGCAGCAGCGAGGCGCAGAACGCTTGAGTTGCATTCTCGGCCAAAAATCCTCCCCAGAGTTGTACTCGGGGCCACGCCGTCTCGCCCTTCTTCGGGTGCATCGAGGCCTTCAGCGCCGTTAAGCGAGGCTGCGGGCCGTACTTGCCCTCAACCTCTACCAGCTCAACTTCCGGGTACGCGATCAAGCGCCCGCAGGGCAGCAGCGCGTAGAGCATGTCGCCGTGCATCAGGTACTTGATGCGCCCCGCGTCCTCAACGGTGCCGGGGTAGCGCACGGCGCGAACGGCGGCACCCTCCAGAGCAGCCCAGAAGGTCTTCGCCCACGGGTTCGCCAGACGCCACGCGACCTTGATCTTCTCAGCGGTGTCGTCGGTGATCTTCAAGCCGTAGTTTCGGGCCATCTTACGGAAGGCGTTTGCTCCGCCGCCGAACCCCATACTGAGCGTCGCGACCTTGCCTATCTGGCGTTGTGCCTTGTCTATCTCGCTCGCTTTCAGGTTGTAGATGCCTGCTGCCGCGTGCTTGTAGACGTCCTCGTTCTTGCGGAAGAGATCGAGCAGGGGCTCCGCGTCCTGTGTCCCCGAGAGCCACGGCAGGGCGCGCGCCTCGACGGCAGAATAGTCGGCCCAGACCAGCACGTTGCCGTTCTCCGCGACGATGGTCGGGCGCAGCATGCGCGCCAGCGTCGTCAGCATGTTCTGCCCGGAGAGCTTGGTGACCTCGTCCGCCGAGGCTCCGTCGAGGACGGCCTCGATCACGTCGCCGCTGTTGTCGAGCTTGTCGCGCACCAAATTGTGCGGCTGAAATCCCATGGCGGAGTATCTGCCAGTCTGCCCCGCACCGTTGAACAGGTACGCGCCGCGCAACCGGCCGTCGGTGTCGGTGCGGTTCTCGATGGCGGCGTACTTGGCCGTGCTCGCGCGCCCGGCGTCGTCGATCAGCTCCAGCACCTCGCGGACTTCCTCGCTGAGGTTCAGGTCGCTCTCGAAGATGGCGGTGCGCGCCGACCTGTCGAGCGAGAACTTGCCCGTCTCCTCGTCGGTAAACTGCTCGGCAATCTCGGGCGCCTTCACGGCGACCCACTGCTTGATGCGGGCGAACTGCTTCGCGCTGGTGATCGCGCCGCCCGTCGCGGCATTTAATTCCTTGGCAATTTCTGCCGCCTCGACCTCGGCATAGCTCTGAGCCGCGCGCGCCAGATCGGCGTCGATGGGAATGCCGCGGTCGTTCATGCGCTCGCAGACGTGGTAGTCCTTCCACTCCTCGCGTGTCAGGTCGCGGACGACCATGCCGATGGTCGCCTCGACGACAACATCCTGCATGCAGTATTCGAGGACGCGCTCATACTCCTCCTCGGTCCCGGTGCCCTCCGTCGAGAGCTTCTTCATCAGCCTGCCGCCCGCCAAGTCCTTCTTCTGCGGGATCGCCAGCGCCTTCGCGCACAGGTCCAGCTTGCCCGGATATGCCGAGGCGCGGGCGCGGGCGGCGGTGCAGAACCACTGCTCCTGCGGCACCGCAAGGCCCGCGGCGTGCAGCGTGATCAGGCGCTCGAACTGGGCGTTCCACGCGAACTTCCTGACGTTCTCGTCGGACAGCGCCGCGAGCAAGTCGTCGGGCATCGGCTCGCCCTTCCAAGCGCGCCACACCTTCACCATCCCGGGCTCGAACGTGTTCTCTTCGTAGATCGCGTAGCCGGCGCACATGATCTTGGCGCTCTGCGCGTAGCGGTAGGCGCCGATCTTGGTCAGGTCGAGCGCGCTTTGCGTCTCATAGTCGATTGAAGCGATCAATCCCATGCTATTCTCCATAAAATAAAAAGGGGGCGGCCATAGGCCGCCCCCAGTCAGGCTTCAGCGACGGCGGCGACGAACCGTGCCCTCCTCGGCAGGCTTCGCCGGTGCCTCCACCTCTTCTTTGGCCGGCGCGCCCCCAAGTTCCTGCGCGTCGGTCATGACCCACTTCTTGATGTCGAAGATCGGCGTGTAGATCTTGCCGTACTTCTTGTGCGGGTAGCTGTCGCAGTCGAGGTTGACGATGGGGACGCACTTGCCCTCGGCCTCGTCCTCCATCGCTGCCGCGACCAGCTGCATCATGTCGGCGAACGCGCGGCGGCCGCCGACCGAGTTGGTCTTGTAGAGGACGTGCGTCCCCTTATCCTCGCCGGTGAGGCAGACCAGCTCGAACGCGCAGCACGGCGTCCACTCGGCCCCGACGTCCTGCAGGTTGCCCCGCTGCACCGGCACCTCGCCGACGCGAGCCAGCTGCTCGCCGAGGACGGTGCCCTCCTGCGCCCCGGTGCCCCACGCGATGAAGCCGAGCGACATCGAGAACGGGTTCACGGCCCAGAGGCTGTTCTCCTCGACCTCGGTGTTGTCGGCGCCGTAGACCCACTCGCCGTCCTTGCCCATGCGCAGGAACGGCATGCCGCCCATCGTCGACTTCGCCGCGGCCGACATCGCCTTGATCGACTGCTTGTAGGCGTTGCGGTCAGCCGGGGGGAGGCCCCCGTTCGAGAAGAGGTTCAGTTGATTGCCCATTTTACCTAGTTCCTTCTAACAGTGCTGCTGCCTTTGCAAAGGCCGCCACCGGCAGGACAGCGTCTGCGGCGTCGGTGTCACGAGCGAGCGAAGGCGCGCTCGTGGTCTTCACGACGAGGTCGTCGGGAAGTTCATCCAGCTTCAGCGCCTTCTTGGCGGCTGCCGGGGTGATGGGTTGAATGGCCTTGTCGCCCTTGAGGCCGAGGCCCCGCAGGGCGGCAATCGTGTCCTTGAGGCTCTGGGCCCACGCCATGCGCGTCGAGCCCGCCTTGAGGCGCCATCCGGGCACGCTGCGGCCGTTCGCCAGCTCGTGCTTGACGCGCTCCTTGATGCTCTCGATCAGGTCTTCGACCTGCTTCGCCTTGACCAGCATGTCGCCCAGCTCTGCGGGCGACCAGCCGGGGTGGATCTTCGCGTCGATCAGGTCCGCGAACATCTGGCGCTGCGCGGGGCAGATCGCCTTGGCGCGGCACCACTTGCACCACTTGCCGATGCGGACGTCCGCGGAGGGCGCCTTGCTCGCCGAGTGCGCCAGCTTGATGGTCCGCAGGAAGACCTCGACTTCGGCGCGCGTCACCGTCGCCTTCGTGACGCACGGGTCGAAGGCGGGCTGGATGATCGCCAGCTCAAACTCTTCGATGTCTTTGGCGACGGCGGCCATCGACGGGTCCGCGAGCAGCGCCGCGGCGAGGAACTTCAGCTGCAAACTGTCGGGGGAGACTTCCACGTAGCCGAACTTGTGGTCGGCGATCAGGGCCCGCGTGCCGTCCTCTGAAATGCCGATGACGTCGCCGGTGCCGAAGATTTCGTTCTCGACGATGACGAGCCGCTGCTCGACGAGCTGGTCGCCCGCGAAGTCTTCGAGGAGCTTCTCGGCCGCGTCGAGCGCGATCTTGACGCCGTCGGACAACTCCTCGTCGATCTCGATGCCGGCGAACATCGCGCCGATGAAGTCCTTGGGCTCGCCGCCTTCAAGCAGCAGGTGCTCGATGAGGGTGTGCTGCGCGCTGCCCTTCGCGGCGTACTCGCTCGCGGGCTGCTCGGGTGACTTGGCTGAGAGGGCGACGGAGCCGGGGCAGTTGATGACGCGCTCGGCAGTCGACGATCCGAAGGGTGCGTGTTGCAATCGTGTCTCCTGTTTGATGGCGGGAAGCTACGCCTCGTGACACGCTGTCGTCAAGCGTGATAACTTGAAGCGTGGAAAAAGACATCGAAGCGAAGTGCCGGACGTTCGCGAAAGCCCGGGGGCGTGTGTTCTGGAAACTTGAAGTAGCGGGGTGGCCGGGTGTCCCAGACCGTCTCATGCTGTCCGCCGGCGGCCGTGTCGTGTTCATCGAATTCAAGGCGCCCGGCAAGAAGCCGACGCCGCTGCAAGCTGCTTGGCATTCGAGGCTGCGTGCATTAGGCTTTGAAGTGCACGTCATCGATAACGTATCGGATTTTAAAAGCATATGTCCGTAGCAATCAGGCCTGTACAGCAGCAGGCAATCACACACATCTACGAACGCAACGAGAGCATGATTTTTGCTCGTCCGGGTGCCGGAAAGACTTTGGTCACGCTGACGGCGTTGAGCGAGATGCTCGCCGACGGCACCGTGCGTCGCGTGCTGGTGACGGCGCCTCTGCGCGTCGCTGAACTGGTGTGGCAGCAGGAGGGCGCGAAGTGGGAGCACCTGCGGCACCTGCGGATCGCCATTGCGACGGGCACGCCTGCGGAGCGCGACGAGGCCGAAGGCGACATCATCGTCGTGAACCATGAGAACCTCGTGGACTTCCTTGAGAAGCACAGCGAGGCCTTCGACTGTTTCGTGGTCGACGAGCTGTCGAAGTTCAAGGGGCCCACCAGCGCAAAGTGGCGCCCGACGCTGAAGCATACGGATCACATGAAAGTCCGCATCGGCCTCACGGGATCGCCCGTGCCGAACGGGCCCGAAGACCTGTTCGCGCAGACGCGCATCATCGACCACGGCCGCAGGCTCGGCCGCGACTGGGTCAAGTGGCGCGCGGCGAACATGTGGGAGCAGACGGAGAACGTGTGGAAGTGCCGCAAGGGTACGCTGGAGAAGACGCTCGCGAAGATCTCCGACATGACGTTCATTCTGTCGCCCGAGAACTGGGCGCCGCCTCCCGTGCGCCACGTCAAGGTTCCCGTCGACCTGCCCCCCGACATCAGGCGTGTCTACGAGGAACTTGACAAGACGAGTGTCGCCGACATCGAGGGCGAGGTCATGATGCCCGGAGGCCGCGCGCAGGTTGTCAACAAGATGCGGCAGGTCTGCGCCGGCTTCGTCTACGACGAGACGGGCGCCGGCAAGCGCCTCGACATGTTCCGCGTCGACGCCATCTGCGATGTCGTGGACGTGCAGACGTCGCCCGTGCTGCTGGTCTACGACTACCGCGAGCAGCTCGACGAGCTGCGGCTGCGCTATCCTGATGCGCCGGTGCTGGGCAGCGGCACGACGCGCAAGGTCGCAGCGAAGGCCGTAGAGGACTGGAACGCGGGCAGGCTGCGCGTCCTGATCGCGCACCCGGCCGCGTTCAGTCATGGGCTCAACCTGCAGTTCGGGGGTCACATCATCTGCTGGTGTTCGCTGCCGTGGTCCCTTGACCACGCGGACCAGACCGTCATGCGCCTCGCGCGTGAGGGGCAGCTCGCCCCGGAGACGATCAGCTACGCGACCGTCGCCGTCAACACCGTCGAGGAGGATACAGTCTACCCGCGCCTGACGTTCAAGGCCGAGGTGCAGGACGCGGTGTTTGATGGCAGCGGAGCCGTGTCCCCGACGACTTGACCGTGGAGAGGCTCGCGAGGTCAAGCTCGCAGGCCGTCTTCTCGGCGTTGATGGAGGCGATGTTGCCCTTGGGCGTGACGGCCGGCGCCCACGCCGTGCCGTTCCACTCCTGCACCTGCCAGTCGGCCTTCGCGATGCCGTAGGTGAGCAACACGAAGCTCGCAGCGATGAGGAGGAAGGTGATTGCGTCCTTCACGGGAGGGCCTTAGTCGGGGGCTTTGAAATCGGGGTGGGATCTCAGCCAGTCATCCGTCATGCGACTGTCAGCGCGGTACACGAGAAAGCCGATGCAGTGCTCGGTGTTATACGGCGGGAACGCAATGAACCGCGCCGCCGAGCCTACTCGTGCGAGGCATGCGGCGATGACTTCGGCAGGCGCCGTTACAGCCGACGCATACGGTTGCATGAGCAGAAGGTGCGACGTAACCGAGCGAGGGTGATCGAAGAGGTTGATGGCCTCGAACTGCGCCTGCGCGGCATAGTCAATGCCGTGGACCTGTCTCCGCCCGCGGGCGACGACGCGGCCCAAAACATAGTTCTCATTGGCCGACGTCTTACGAACGTCGAGGCCTTTATGCACGTCGGTCATGCGGTCCCAACCGCCAAAAAACGCCAGAAAATTAGCGCGTTTTGCGGCCGCGTCCGCAGCAAAGTCAAAGTCACTCATGTCCTATCCTCCTATCCTGAAACCATATTCGCGAGCGGCGGCGCGGTTTTTACAGCCTGCGCTGCCGTTTCGCTTTCTTGTATTCGGACAGGTAGAGCCGCGCGACGGCGTACAGAAACGCAAGCTCGTGCCATGTCCTGTCGCTGCGGCGGGCAGGAGCGGGCAGCATCTTCGTGCGCCGCTCCAGTTCCCACGCGCAGTTCTCGCAGGTTTGCGGGCTGCCATCCACTTCACGCGGCACCCTGTTATACGTGAAGCGGTCGTACACGGGGTGTTTGCACTTTCGGCAAAGACACATGCGCGCGATCTCGGGGCGGCCCTTCTGCCGCCCCCTGCGCCATAGAATGCGGTCGCTATGACCATGGGGTTGAGAATCCCAAGTGCAGTACGGGCGCAACACCCCCGTCAGAGTGACCGCGGGCATCGCTACTCTCCGAGTGCGACGGCAGTGTTGAGCGCGCGAACAGCCCGGTCCGGGCTCAACTTGTTGCGCTCCGCATACTTGGCCACGTCGAGTTCGAGACGGACAGTCTCGATGATCGTGGTCGCCAGCTTGGCGACTGCATTGGCGCGCGTCGCGTTCACGGTGCCCTTCCGCAGGCCGTCCAATTCGTCGAACAGGCTGCCGCGCAGCCCCGCGCTCGTGCGCTGCGTCAACTTCGCCGGGGATTCGGGGGTCTTCTTAGCCATAGGTCACCTCATTTAATGTCCATGAAAAATCGGCAAACGGGTGGACAACTTCCGATGCCGTATTCAATTCAACTGTCGAGGTTCGCCAATACATCCTTGATGTCGTTGCGGGTCATCAGACCCGCACCCTCGCCGTGCCGGTGAGCTTCACGACCTGCCACTCGTCGGGGCACATACAGCGCGCCTCCCCCTCGGAGTGGTAGGTCGTGTAGTTCTTGCCTGTAGGATCAACGAGGCACCACGTCACCACCTCGACGTTCAGGTATCGCGGCAGCGTCGCGAAGTGCGCGCGGGCGGCGCTGAGCAGTATGTCCGCGTAGCGCCCCTTCGGCGTCAGCTCAATGGCGTTGAGCGCCTCTTCCAGTTCCTTCGCGTCAATGTCGCTCATTGCTCAATCCCTTCCAATGCGATCCCGATGTCGGTGCGGCGCTTCATCAGCGCGACCTTGAGAGGCTCCCAGACGTAGGCGGGGACGGGCGTCACGCCGCGGCGCCAGCGGTACACGGTCTTGCGGTCGACACCGAGGATGCGAGAAAGATACCCGATGTGTTGCGCGCCGAAGAGCAGGTGCCCGATCCGGGCGAGCCGGCGGGGGTCGCCGGGGGTGGGTACGCTGGTCACAGGGCCTCCAGAACGATGTCGGCGTGCTTGGGCGTGACCCGATTGCGATGCGCGAGGATGACGGCGAGGCGGGCGCGCGCGACGCGCCCAGTCAGGTTCAGCTCGCGCGGAGATCGCGCGAGCCGCTGGACGCCCTCGGGGCTCATCTCCTGCAGCTCGACCATGATGTCCACCGCCACGCGCTCGGCGTGGCGCGTGAACGGCCCCCAGCCTTTCCAGCTCACCTGAAAAGTGCAGCCGTGAATGGTCAGCATCACTCGACCTCGTCGATGCTGAAGCTGTTGTAGGCCCAGAGGTTGGTCGTGACCCACGCGACGGCGTCATACCGGGTGTTGAAATCTCTACGCCGCGCCCGTTCCCCGCGAGTCGCCGTCACCCGGAACTTGGCGGGGTTGGGCAGCGTCTGCAGGTGCTTCCGGGCGGCGGCGAGGACGAGCAGGGCGTCGGCGCACCACGGCTCGTCCTTCAGCCGCTCAAGGCGGTCGATGGCGGCCAGCAACTGCTGGCGCTCGCTCTTGGGGGGATTGTTGTCGTAGTAGTTGGGGCCGGGGTTGCACATGGCTCAGTCCTCCACACGCCGAAAGCCTTCCGGCGTGTACTCTCGCTGGCGCCGGACGTGATAGATGCCGGGCTTGAAGCAGATGCTCTCGTGGGTGTCGTGCGCCCGCAGGTGCTCCAGCGTGTCGCCCCCCTCGACGGTGAGGAAGATGTCCATGATCGAGTCGGGCAGCTTGTAGGCCTTCGTCCGCTCGGCCAGCATGACGTGATGGTGGCCCGTCTCGCTGTGGGTCACGATCACACGGCCGTTCTCGGGCGCGACAGGCACGACGCCCTTGGGCAGTTCCTTGATGCGCTGGATCAGGATGTCGCCCTGCGCGCAGAGGTTGTTAAAAGTCTTCATGTTCACGTCCTCACTTCGATGTGCTTGAGAAGATCAGGTTCGACGCCGTAGGACCAAGCATTCCCTGCCAACGCCGTTTTGGTTTCGGGGGGCACCGGCAACGCAAATTCGCGAGACGTCCCGCACAATACTTTGATGAACCTCTCGCGGCTGCCTTCGAGCGTTACCTCGACAAGCTCGCCAATCTCGGGGTCATCGTCCTTGTCGATGGTCTTGGCGTCCAACTCCTGCAGGATGTTCACCCAGCCGAGGATCTCGCAAGCCGCGCGGCGCTGCTCGACGTTCTCCCACGCCAGCGCCTCCGCCGCCGTGAGGGATGCCTTGTCTTCGATCCACTCACCGGGGACTTTGACCCCGTGCCAGTGGTAGAGCGACCAGCCGTCGCGCCACCGATGTGAGGGGCCCGTCTCACAGTGCGGCCGGTTCTCCGCGTCGACTTTCAAGACCGCAGGGAAATCCGAAACAATACAGAACTCCGGGTGGAGGACGCGGAAGCCGCCGTGGTTTGCCGCCTGCTCCCACGCGGCGTAGGCGTCGTGCTCCTTTAACCGAAGACCAAGGATGTCACGGGCGGCGGCCAGATATGAGACATACGAAACCCCCATGTTCCCGCTTTGGTAGACCCTGCTCCACTGTTGTGCACACGCTACCCCGAGAGGCCCCGCCAAGGCTCGGCAGGCCAACGCCGCGCCGGTCGCGGCTAAGGTCGCGGCGTCGGTCGCGGCTCTGATCGCGGCGAAGGTCGCGGCGTCGGTCGCGGCGTCGGTCGCGGCGTCGGTCGCGGCGTAGGTCGCGTCGTAGGTCGCGTCGTAGGTCGCGGCTCTGGTCGCGGCGTCGGCCGCGGCGTAGGTCGCGGCGAAGGTCGCGGCGTCGGTCGCGGCGAAGGTCGCGGCGTCGGTCGCGTCGTAGGTCGCGTCGTAGGTCGCGGCGTCGGTCGCGGCGAAGGTCGCGGCGTCGGTCGCGGCGCCGGTCGCGGCTAAGGTCGCGGCTCTGGTCGCGGCTCTGGTCGCGGCGAAGGTCGCGGCTCTGGTCGCGGCTCTGGTCGCGGCGTCGGTCGCGTCGTCGGTCGCGGCGCTGGTCGCGGCTCTGGTCGCGGCGTCGGTCGCGGCGTAGGTCGCGGCGCTGGTCGCGGCGTCGGTCGCGTCGAAGGTCGCGTCGTAGGTCGCGGCGCTGGTCGCGGCGTCGGTCGCGGCGAAGGTCGCGTCGAAGGTCGCGTCGCTGGTCGCGGCTCTGATCGCGGCGTCGGTCGCGGCGTCGGTCGCGGCGCTGGTCGCGTCGTAGGTCGCGGCGCTGGTCGCGGCGCTGGTCGCGTAGCGAGAGTGCCAGATGGCCGCCGACGCGCCGTACGCAAACGCCATCACCAACGGCGACGGCACGATCACCACACGGGGGTTCTTCAGGTCTGCCGCCGCATAGAGGGCCGCGATAGCGGGAACGATTTTAGCAGGCTCGACGGGGTCCGTGCGCATCGCCCGGGAGATCCAGAGCTTCGCGTGCTCGTCCATCAGCTTCTTTTCGGCAGGCGTGATGCCCCCCTTCGCCTGTGTCGGGGTGCGAACGATCTTGGCCATTTCAGTCGATCCTGTTGTGTGAGGTTGCGTCGATGCCGTGCTTGGTCAGGACGGCGGCCATGGCCGGGGCCGCGGCGCTCTTGCGCTCCCAACTCTGGCCAAAGTCGTGGACGCTGACGTCCCAGCCGCCGTTGTAGGCCTTGTGGCCGATGTTCTCCGCCTTGAGCCAGCGCGCCATCTTGGAGTTGGCGGGGCGGATCTTGACCCACGCGAAACCGCAGGCGCCGTCGTCGACGACCTCAACGACGTACAGGGTCTTGCTTTTGTGATACTCGACGACCATCGGGGTGGGGCGGCAGGCGAGGCCGGCCATGATGCCGGCCGTCCACGCCTCGGCCCAGATCTCTGCGTAGTCCATCACAGGCTCCTCACGCATTCCGGGTTCAGGGCGATCCAGATCTGCATGAACACCATCCGGGTGTCGTAGGCGTTGTGTGCCTCCAGCCTGCGGGCGGCGGAGCTGACCTCCAACCACTTCCGGTATTTGGCCTCGATGTCGAGGGCGGTGAGCAGATTGATCATGATCCTATTCCTCCTCTTCTTCGTCTTCTTCGTCTAGGGCGGCCCACTCGGCGGCGGCCTCTTCCTCGGTCAGGGTCGTGCGGCTGCGGGCGGCCTCCTCGCGCTCCCGCTTGGCCTTCAGCGCCGCCTGATACACGGGGTCGGCGGCGTCGCGTTCGGCCTGCGCCCGGATCTGCGCTGCCACTTCTTCACCCATCTCGAAGGCGCTCATAAACTTGGGCATGGTCATATCTCCTTCAGAGGATGCCGTTGGGGCCGTACTGGCGGCCGAAGTCGGCGATGGCGAGGCGGCTGACACTGCGCCCGCTGCGGGTGCGCTGCGGCGCGCGGCCGAGGCCGGCGCAGGCGGCGGCGTACTGCCGGCCGCGCTCGTACTGCCAGCAGTTCTTGTCCCTGTCGTAGTCGGGCGCGCGGCCCGCCTGATAGTCCTCGATGCCCTCGCGGAAGGCGGCGGCACCGACGATGGAACTCCAAGTGACGCGGCGGGTCTTGATCTGAGCCATGATGCTATCTCCTATTCGATGTCCTGATTATGGGGCAGTCAGGAGGCCCTGTCAACTGCCTCGTCGAAGCCGTCGTCGCCGAGCCACTCCTCGGCCCATTCGGTCACCAGCAGCTTGATGAAATCGTCGTTGACCGTGGTGCTGGCCGAGATGAACTCGACTTCCGGGGGATCGGCGGGCTCGCCGCCGCTGGCGTAGGAGGGGCCCCGCGCCGGGCGCCCGGGGGTGAAGCGGTAGGTGATCTCGACTGCGATCTCGCCGAGGCCGAGGGGGCAGTAGGCGGTGAGGGTGCGCATGTCGGTTAGCCGACGATGACGCGATACAGTTCACCCTCGAAAAGAGGGCGCAGGATGCAGACGGCCCAGTCGGTGCCGGCGTAGAGGACGCGGAGTTCGGCGGCGATGGTGGCGGCTTCAGCGGCGGTGGCGGCAGTGACGGTCATTTCGATCTCCTATTCGATGTCCCGATTATGGGGCAGGTGGGGAGGGGTGTCAAACCCTCTTTTCGGTGGGGAGGGGGCGGGGGCCCAGTCGCGGATCGCCGCCGTGTAGTGGGCGATGGCGCTCTTCGAGCCACTGATCCGGCCCTCCAGCTCGGCCCGCTCGCGGCGCGTCAGGGCACCGTACTCCAACGAGAGGCGGGCGATGCCCAGCTGGCGCTCGAAGCCCTGCAGGGCGGCCCGCAGGCCCTCGTCCGACACCTCGATGGGGCGGAAGCCGACGCCGAAGCAGGAGCCGCTCTGGAATCCCCAGCGGATCGTGTAGCCGTGCATGACGATCCGGCCGCCGTCGAGCTTCACGTTCTGGCCGCAGCAGGCGCAGGTGCCGGTGTTGTCGAGGGTCCGCGCCGGGGTCTTGCGGACGGCGGTCGATGGCTTGCGGGCCTTCACGACGCGGCCCTTGGCGGCGACGAACTTGGCGCAGATCGGGGCGAGGGCTTCGAGGGACCGGTAGGCTTCGAGGGCCGCGGTGTGCGTCGGGCTCGCCGTCTTGGGCAGCTTCTTCAGCCAGCCCGGCAGCGTGTGCGGGTAGATCGTGCCGTAGTACTGCGCCGACAGCTCGTCGCCACGACGGTCCTCGTAGGGGATGGCGAGGTAGACGGCCGAGGCGGCCTCCTTGGCCTTCTCAAGGGTCCGGTTCAGGGCGGTCTTCATCTCGACGTAGTCCACGTTGTAGATGACGTCGGCGGCGAGGGCGGCTTCGATGTCCATGGCGATCTCCTGTCTGAGAAGACGGTTCTACCCCGGATTTTGACAATCTGTCAAACAGAGAAATGAGGCTCTGTGTGTATGTCCCGTCGTCTGTATGTTGGGGTTTTCGTGTAAAGGGCCTGACAGGCTGTCGCCGAGGCACCGCGCCGAGCGCGGAAAGCGGCCTGAGCGCGTTAATTTTCCGGGGGCTCAGTCTCTGCCTGAAAAGCAATGAAACCGGGCATCGGATGGGTGAAAAGAGACTGTCTATATATATATATAAAGAGAGAGAGAGAGAGAGTATATATATAGATATACTACCGCACCGCCACCCCTCTGTTGTGTCACGGCGGCAAACGGCCTATCTTGCAATTCCTTAGAGATATGTTTGCGAAAACACGTCTACTCAGTCTCTCCGTCTCTTACTTTTCGTAACCAACATGAGGATGAACGACATGCACCCGTGGATTATTGCCCGCTCCCCCGGCGCGGGGGAGGTCATGGAGGCCTCCGACATCGCGGCCCTGCTTCGGCAGAAGATGCCCCCCGACGCCGTGCGGGAGGTGCTGGCCGACGCGCGCCCGTATCGGGAGATCGCGGAGGCCTGCGGGATGACGTATCAGGCCATCGCCATGATCAAGTCCCGGCGCCTGCACGGGGACGTCGCCTTCACGGGGGACATCCCCCGCGGCGCGCGGCAGTCCCTCGACCCCGAGGTCGTGAAGGGCATCTTGGCCGACCCGCGGGCATACGACGAGATCGCGGCCGGGTACGGCCTCAGCTACCAGATGGTGCTGCACATCAAGAACCGCCGCGTCGGGGCGCGCGTGCCCTTCAAGGGAGACATCCCTCGTGGCGCCCCTCGCGACGACGAGAAGGTGTGCGCGATCTACCTCGACCCCGTCGACCACGGCACGGCGGCCACGAAATACGGCGTCACCTACACGATGGTGACCAACATCCGCCGCCGGCGCTCGCACGAGACGGTGACCCGGGGCCTGACGCCCCCTCTGAGGTCGCGCGCACCCCGGCAGGAAACGCTGCAGGAGATGGAGGCGCGGCACGCCACCGAGAGGGCCGCCTTGCTTCGCAGGATGCTCTGACATTTTGTCTTGCGTTGTGGATAAACCGGCTGTATAAGAATTCATCGAATAGGAGATAGATCATGACAACCAGCAAGTTTGTAGACCAGTACGCCGTCGCCGCCGCCCAGCTCAAGGCCGCGCAGAAGACCGTGGACGACCTCAAGGCGAAGATCCTCGCCCTCGGCGCCGCCGAGATCGCGGGCGACAAGTTCGCCCTCAAGATCTCGACCTACGAGACGTCTCGCCTCGACACCGTGATGGTCAAGGGATGGCTGACCGAGGCGCAGATCGCCGAGGCGACCAAGACCTCGACCGCGAACCGCATCACGGTCGCCGCCCGCGCCAATCAGCGCCTCGCAGCGTAGCATCGCTTTTCTGACTGAAGGGCCAGCCGAGAGGCTGGCCTTTTTTGTCGTTATGGCGTAGAAAGACAGGATGACCGAGATCGCAACCAACCTGACCCCCCGGCACCTGAACGACCTGTTGGAGGAGATGGACTTGTTGAACAACGAGCTGGCCGTGCTGGCCGGCGTCAGCGCGCGCACGGTGTATCGCTGGCTGGCAGGGACGACGCCTGTACCCCGGTCGGTCGTCGCGATGTTGGAACTCCTCAAGGCGCGGGCGTGATCTGGCGATGGCTCGCCGTAATGCTCGCCCTGCCGATGCTGGGATTGGTCGCGCTGATGCCCGAGGCGTGGCCGATGTGGCTGTTCGGGTGGGGCGTGCTGGCAATCAAGGGGTTCGGAAACGCCCGCGCAATGGGCGGCCCGAGGACACGTACTCGCCCCCGCTCGCCGCCGAAATCTGCCGACGGCTCGCCGAAGGAGAGACATTGACGGCGGTTTGTCAGGACGTGGGGATCGCGCGGCAGACGGTCTATACGTGGGTGCTCGACAACCACGAAGGCTTCGCTGACACTTACGCGCGCGCTCGTCACTTGATGGCGCTCGGCTGGGCCGACGATCTCGACGAGATCGCGCGCGACAGGCGCGGTGATTTTGTGCTGGACGCGGAAGGGAAAATGGTCCCCGACGTGGAGCACATCATGCGCAGCCGCCTGCGCATCGACACGCGCAAGTGGTTGCTGGGCAAGGTGTTGCCCAAAGTGTTTGGCGAGAAGGTCATCACCGAGATCACCGGCAAGGACGGCGGCGCCATCGAGATGCAGGCGACCCGCATCGACGTGCTGGCGCTCGACCCCGAGCAGAGGAATCAGTTGAAAACCATTTTGCTGCAGGCAACGAAGGGTAAAACGGAGGAGGGAACATGATGTTCATCGAAATAGACGCCACCAGTTACGACCGCGCGCGGTTCATCAGAGTCGCCGACATTGAGACGGTCGAACGTCGGGAGGACGAGTGGACTGTCACAACCGCCAAGGGGGCCAAGCATCTGGTGGGCGAAGACGATGCGCGGAAACTGCTCGCCCCGTCGTTCATCACGGTGCCCGCGGCGTCGTCGGATATTACAGCGTACGTATTCACGATGAACGAAGACGCAGAGCGTGAAGTGTTCGTTGAAGCCACTCACGTCGTGGCGTGGCGTCTCGAAGACGGGATGGATGCGACGGCAATTTTGCAATGTACTGGCAACGACTTCTGCAACAACCGCATGGAGGCCATCAGCACGCCTGACGGCCGCTGGTATGTGACCCATTCAGAGGTGAGCTACGACACGCTGGACGAGGTCAGGGCTTATTTCGTGGCCTACACCAACGCGCTGTACGACGGCAAGGCAAGGAAAGTGAGGGCCGGAAATGAGAACCGTTAGCGACCTGCATTTTCACATTGGCGACAAGGCCTACACGTTTGTGCCCGCGGCGGTTGTGGCCGACGACGTGCCCCTGCTGCTGCCGCTGCTCATGGCCCTGACGCAGACCCGCGGCGCTTTCGACGTCGAGGACTACGTCGACCGGCACTCCCTCTGGCATTGTTTCCGCGCAGTCTGATGCTGTACACTGGGGCCATGAAGGCGCCTGTTCTTCCCGCCCCGGAGCTGCTGCGCGCCGCCATGCGCGCCGGCGTCGACATCGGCTGGGAGGTCACGGGCGCCGCTTACGCGCAGATCACCGACAAGCGCAGCAGCCGGCAGCGTGAGGCATTTGAAGCACTTATGAGCAGCGCATACGCCCCCGACATCCTGCACGGCCTGTACTACGACGGCGACTATTCGAGGGTCCAGTGAACACGCTCTGCATCGACTGCGCGCACCGTTGGCTGAACACCGACGGCATCAACATGTGCGGGCGCCCGATTGACGCGGCGACCACGCCCGGCCCCCGGTACTGCTACAGCGAGCGGTTCGGGCCCCCGCGATCTGACAGGGCCATCTGCGGGCCGTCGGGACAGTACTTCGAGGCCAAGCCGTGACCAGCGACCAGATCCGGCAGTCGTACTTTGACCACTGGCACCTGCGGAACGCTATCGAGGCGCGCGTGCGCC